ATCTCCATCGATTAAGACGCTACCTTCCACCCCATGCTCTAGGAAAAAGAGCTTGGCGAGAATGCAACTGATGATGCAATTTCCCAAGGACGTGTTAACGTCACCTGAGCACCGCATAGCACCAATTTTGGCCCGAACATGTCCATCCGCGCATCGTCCCACACCAACGTTCGACAACTGTTGCCGCAACAATGCTGGTAGGAGACGGTCACCCGGGTAGAGTCCATTATAAATGGCGTGCTCGATGGTGAGAAGTTGCGCTTTGATCGACTGGTCAAATCGCGACGCATCTAACCCAACACAAGCACCATGCTTAGCCAGTTGGGACACGATCAGTTCCGCCTTTTCCTCCTGAGTGAGGCCTTTGGCGATAACCGTGTCCCCTCCAAACCACATATCTCCCATGCTCTTAAACAATTTCCTCTCCACAGGGTGAATGTATCGCCCAAGCAGTAGGTTGAACTCCGGCGCACGCGGTGAGATAATGCGCGGAACCTGCGCTTTCCCCCAGACTGTAGCTTCGCGTTTAACGAAGAAGCTGAGAGATGCCAACTCCGTGAGTGGCCTACTCTTACCAAGCAAATTGACACGGGCCGCTTCGTACACACGCTTCTTGGACCCGGTCCGATGCGAGATATACTCCCGCATGGTCTCTCGGGTGCAAGGACCGATGTCCTCCACGACCTGTGCCAACAACCTCGGCAGAGCGGCCGGCAGAGCCGCACAGGGCCCGCGAGCGGGTGATCCAAAGGGCGCGTAAACACAACGCGGCGGTAGTGTACCAGCCGCATCGATGTAATACACCCTCTCCTTCATCCCGCTCACGAGGTTCTCAACGGTTGGCTTAAAAGCCATCACTTTGACATCACCGAGAGGAGTGACCAACCTCTCTGAAAGGGTACCGGATCTCTTGGTGGGCGTCCACCGTCTAACCTGCATCTTTGGGTGCTCACAAGCAGGCGAGACGTACACCGCACCTGGAACCAAGAGCCGGCCCCCCTAGCGCCTAGGCGCCTCCTTAGGAACAAGCAGCAAACTATCATCGAGAGCAGCCAGTTTCCTGGCTATGTCAGCCTGGTGCTCAGTGACGTAAAAGCACATGATCACCATGACTGGCATTTTCTCCGCGATGTGCGTAGGTCTGACCCCTAGCTCCACCATTCGACGCTTCAGATGTGCCTCGACATTACGCACATTATCTGCGTTTCGCGACTTTGCATAAGGCTCAATTCTAACCTCCGCAATGATCTCTGCCAGGCACGCGCTGCTGAGAACACCTCTGACATACGGCTCAGGTACCACACGTAACCTCTTCGCCACACGCCTGGATCCCCCGCAGTGCCCCCTAGCCCTAGCTGAACTGCTCGCAGCCTTAGGAGTTCCGTCAGCACCAGGGCCCTCGCCGCAAACCTCCTCTGTGACCTCATAAGATCGATCAAGGCTTCCTGCCTCAACCTCATAACCATAGCCACCTGGTTGCACACCAACGTGTGTTGCCGCAGTGTCTCGGAGCCATCCCTCCGCGTACCATCGCGATACATTTCTGTAAACAATGTAACCGGTCGCCGCTGAACAAGCCAAAGCAGCTCCAAAAGCAACGTAGTCCGATCGTGTGCCCAGAGGGGAGGCACGAAACACAAAAGCCATGTTAGAACAGGGAGAGCGGTGGGATGCTACCACCACGTGCACAGAGATAGCTGTGCCTACGGAGCACAAGCCCAAGGCTTCTTTACCTTGTTAGCTAGGCACCTCCTAAGAGGTGCGCCCTGCAAGTATGCCGTTCGGATATACCAAACGGCTG